ATGACACAGGTGATAGACCTGAAGAAATTGATCGAGAAAAAATGCTTTTTGATAGAATGAAAAAAGATCCTAATACAGTATTTGGTGCATCAAACATTTTAGATGACTATCTTATAGATACAAAAGGTAGTGGTGATATCTTATTAAGATTTGATCCAAGTGTAAATGCTCCTCCTCCCATATTTGGTTTAGGATTACTTGATTTATTTGGTGGTGCAAAGAGAAGGGAAGATACATTTAATGATGCTTTACAAACATTTACAGATGCTGGATATGGTCAACAACTAAATGATGGTACATATCAAATTTTTAATCCACAACAATATTTTAACACAGTTCAAAATAATCCACTACAGGGTTTAAACACATCAGGTGGTGCTTCAACCATGACTGTTGGTCAGGCAGTCGATAGTGTAATGAACCCGCAGCCTCAAAGTGGTGAATCTCGTGGATCACCTATTGCTGAAGATATGTCAGGTGGATTGCTAGGTCGTTCACCATTAACATCAGTAGATACACAAGGCAACAGATCAAGAAATGACACAGCATATAGAGCGGCAGTTGCAAGAAATATTGAAAGTAATAAAAAGAAATTTGGAACAAGCGGGTTTACAGAGGGAATAGGTTTTACTCGTGGTAGATAAAGATATTAAAAGAAGCCAACAAGCTAAAGAAATTTTAGAAAACGAAATATTTATAGAAGCAATACAAAAAGTTAGAACAGAGTTACACAACGAGTGGTTAAATTCTGATGCAAAAGATTCAGCACAACGAGAAAACATTTTTGTCATGAGAAGAATGTTAGAAGTTGTTTTGATGCAAATACAATCAGTTATGGAAACAGGCAAGATTGTAAAAAAATAGGAGAAATATAAATGGCAGAACAACCAGTAATGGATTCTGTAACAGAAACTCCAAGTGAATCTGTTACACCAACGCCCAAGCCTCTAAACACAGGAGAGGCCGCTGATGCCCTGAAGAACTTGTTAAATGTAAACGCCTCAGAGACTCAGGAAACAGCAAGTGAAGAATCAAAAAAAGATGGAAGCGACTCGGAAACGAATATCGAAGATACTTTTGATGATCCTGAACTTATCGATCAAATTGAAGAAGAAGAAACATCTAATACTAATCAGGAACTTTATAAAGTAACTGTCGATGGACAGGAACAGGAAGTCACCCTAGATGAACTTATGAAAGGTTATTCTCGACAAAGCGATTATACTCGTAAAACTGAAAAGCTCTCTCAAGAAAGAAAAGCTCTTGAGGAAAGAAACGCAGAAGCTCTCAGAACTAGCGAGGAGGCTAAAATCAAACGAGATGAATACGAAAGAAATATTCGTTTACTGACTGAACAATTAAATGCTAATAACCAAACAGTTGATATGGATAAGTTATATGCAGAAGATCCAGCAGAGTATGTTCGTGAAGAAGCTCGACAAAGAAAACGCCAAGAGTTATTACAAGCGTCAAAGGTTGAGCAACAACGCCTACAAGCTGAAAAAGCACAAGAGAATGATAAAAACTATCAAGTTTATCTTGCACAACAGCGTAAATTACTTGAGGAAAAACTGCCTATATATGCCGATCAAAAAAAAGGCCCAGAGTTTGTAAGAAACCTTACAGAGTATGCTAAATCAATCGGTTACACAGACCAAGATATAGCACAACTGATAGACCATAGAGCGGTTATCATGTTAGCTAATGCATATCGTTACGATAAGTTAAAAAAAGCTAATGTAAAAAATAAAAAAGTAACCAAAGTATCTAAGGTTGTAAGTTCTAGTAGCCCTAATGTTCAAGACGATAACGATATTGCAAAGCGTATGAAATCTAAAAAGGCAACTCTTAAAAAATCAGGAAAAGTTAATGATGCTGTTTCTGTTTTGCAAGAGATGTTTTCTCAATAACATATAGAAAGGAATAAGTAATGGCACAACCAACCAATACTTTTGATACCTATGATGGTTCAAACTCTATAAGAGAAGATTTAGCTGATGTAATTTACAATATTTCACCGACTGAAACTCCTTTTATGAGCAACGCTGCCAAAGGTACAGCAACTAACACACTATACGAATGGCAGACAGACTCACTAGCTGATGCTGGTGCTAACGCACAAATCGAAGGTGACGACTACGCAGGGGAAGCAAGAACTGCAACTGTCAGACTTAACAATAGAACTCAAATATCATCAAAATCTGTAACTGTTTCAGGTACAGATGATGCGGTTGATAACGCTGGAATGAGTACACAGATGGCGTATCAATTAGCAAAGATGGGTAAAGAGCTAAAAAGAGACATGGAAAGAGCTTTTGTAGGAATAGAAAATGCCAAAGTTACTGGTAATTCATCAACTGCAAGAGAACTTGCCTCAGTAGGAACATGGTATGGTGGTAACAAACCAGGTACATCATCTGCTGCTGGAAACTTCTCAACTAATGGTTCACCATCAGCAACACCCGCTGGTGATGGATCAACTGCAATCGCTGGTGGTTCAAACCGAACTTTTACAGAAGCATTATTAAAAGCTGGTCTTTTAAAATCTTTTGAATTAGGCGGTGAGCCTGAGACAGTAATGATGTCACCTACACACAAGCAACTTGCATCTGCATTTGCTGGTGTAGCAACAAAGTACAAAGACGCATCTGACAGAGTATCTATTGGTACAACTGACATTTATGTATCTGACTTTGGTGAGGTAGCATTTGTACCTAACAGACATCAAAACGCAAATAGGGTTGACATTTTACAAATGGAAATGTGGAGCATCGATTTTCTTCGCCCTTTCCAAACTGTCGATCTTGCAAAAACTGGTGACTCTGACAAAAAGTTACTCTTAACTGAGTACACTTTATGTGCAAAAGCTCCAAACGCAAACTACGGAATATTTAACCTAAGCTAAAATTTTATTTAGTTACAAAGGACTGGGAGGGTTTTAATGCCCTCCCTTTTTTTATTAGAGAGGAAACAATGGCAATATTTACAAACAAAAAACATACATCAAAATTATTTAAGATTGTAGAAAACGCAAAAAAATCTGATCCTATGATTTCAAAAGGTGAAGGTAAAAAACAATCAAAACAAACATCTGCTGGTGATCGTAAGTACGATCCAATGTTAAGTATGAGAAGTAATCAAGGTTTAGAAATACAAGACACAGTTGATATGATGATTGCAAAAGCAATTAAATAATGACTAAAAAATTCTCACTTAATGATCCTGACGATCAATCATCAGTAAAGACTAATCTTATTGTTGATGAAGCTGAGAATAAATTTCACATAGAAAACTATCAAGATCCAGCAACTATCAAAGAAATAGTTGATGCTAATAAAGTTGCACAAAATGAAGGTGCATACAAACTTAATGCTTTAAAAAATGAGAAGGGTTATCGAGTTGCAAGACTCCCTAACATAGTCGTACATCAATTAGCAAAGCAAGGAATTGTAAACTACAACGGAAAAGTATTAGACAAGACTAGATTTTTTAGATGGTTAAACGACTCAGATAATAAACATTTTAGAATATATACAGGTAACTTATAATGGCACTTGACACTTACGCAAATCTTAAAACATCTATCGCTAATTACCTGAATAGAGACGACCTTACATCTTTTCTTGGTGACTTTATTTTACTTACAGAAACAAGACTAAATAGAGAGCTAAGAGTAAGAGAAATGGTAAACACAGATACCTCAATTACAACTGCTTCAGGCACACAAAGCTATGCTTTACCGACAGGGTATTTAGAAGCAACTACAGTTATTTATCAAAGTGATCCTTTTTGCACATTAAGATTTATAAGCAATACAGATTTTTACAACAAATATAATACTAGTCAGTCAAATGGTAAACCTACATACTTTACAATCGTTGGTACAAATATCTTATTAGGAACAACACCTGACTCATCAACAACTTTACAGATTAATTATTACAAAAAATTATCAACCTTATCTGACAGTAATACAACAAATACAATATTAACAAACTACCCTGAATTATATCTTTATGGTGCATTAGCGGAGTCAGCTCCATTTATTATGCAAGATGAAAGAATAAACACATGGGGTGCTTTGTATAAAGAGGCTCTTAAAAATGCTAATGAAACATCATCAAGAGGATCAACAACTACATCACCACTTCAGATGTCC